TTGCTCTTGGCTACCTGTATTCAGCTATCAAACCTGATATGGACTTAACCTACGCCAAGCGACACGCCCGTAGAGCCGTTGAAATTGCTTCGGTTCTTGACGCTAATACTGGCAAGCCTTTACAGTTGGTGGTCCAGGAAAGGATGTAACTATGGATTTCAATACATATGATTATATAGAACCAGAGTTCAAGAACGTTATAGCAACAGGTGAATACGCTGCACACTATTGGTTTGAGCAGGGATGGAAGGCTTGTAGACTTGCTTTCTTGTTACACAAACAAGCAGAAGAAGCTGGAGCATTAAGAGTATGACAGCATTTCTTATTGGTCTAATGGTTGGAATGTTAATTGCCAGAGCATTTGATTTATGGGTAGATTGGAAGTACAAGAAGTGAGCGTTACTGATCCTAAAGAACTACTACTTACTGCACTACGTGCAGGTGATGCAAAGCGTTCACGTTCCACACAGGTACAGATTGGTCCATCAGAGTTAGGTGGTTGCCGTCGCAAGGTGTGGTACCGACTTAACGATCAACCTGAAACTAATGACAACGAGATGAAGCTTGCTGCGATTATGGGTACTGCTATCCACGCTGCAATAGAAGAAGCGTTATCAGATAACAAAGATGTTCTTATCGAAACAGAAGTTGAATACAATGGAATGAAAGCACACATTGACTGCTACGTACCAGGGACAGGTGATGTGATTGACTGGAAGACAAGTAAGGTAAAGAACCTTTCATACTTCCCATCAACACAACAGCGTTGGCAGGTTCAGACCTATGGATATCTATTGGCTAAGAACGGTCACGATGTAAAGCGTGTATCTCTAGTTGCTATTGCACGTGATGGTGATGAGCGAGATGTCAAGGTACACACAGAAGATTACAACGAGGCAATGGCATTAGAAGCATTGAGTTGGTTAGAAGCTATCAAGGCATCAGAGGTAGTACCAGAGCCAGAGCGAGAAGAAAATTACTGCAAGTTCTATTGCAAGTTCTATGACGCAAGTGGGCAGATGGGATGCGTTGGTCTAAAAAAAGAACGTATCGCTAGTGAAGAGGTGTTAATCCAAGACAAGGATGCCTCAACCAATGCGATGAAATACTTACAATTAGACGAGAAGATTAAAGAGTTGACAAAAGAAAAAGATTCACTAAAGTCTGCTCTTGAAGGAATCGCTGGCGTTACAGATACAGGTATTCAAGTTCGTTGGAACAAGATAGTTGGACCTACATCAGTAGACAAAGATGAAGTACTCGCTAAACTTGGCTTCGTACCAACTAAGCAAGGTGCAGATCAATTAAGGTTAACAATCAAACAAACTGGAGGAAAGTAAATGGCTGCAAACGAAAACACAAAGTTCCAAGTTAACTTCAAGACAAGTAGCGGAACCCTTATTAATCTATACGCAACTGATATTAAAGAATTAGAAACAGGTCTGACTGATCTATCAATGGTTGCATCTCTTATCAAGACTACTGATACTGAACTCAATGGTGGTCGTGCATCAGCACCAGCACCAACTGCTGAGTCAGTAGCACAGCAGTTCAATGCAACACCAGTTGCTGCACCTGCTGTAGTTGAAGGTCAGGCACCAAGCTGTAAGCACGGTGTTATGAGTTTCCGTACAGGTACTTCTGCTCGTGGCCCTTGGAAGGGCTGGATGTGTGCTGCACCAAAGGGTGCCACAGATAAGTGTTCAACTATCTGGGCATAGTAAGTGCGGGAACCACACGAGTTTGAGGTTCCTTTATGTGCTCAAGTAGGTGGCGATCTCTTCTTTCCTGACAAGGAAAACGAAGGCAAAATGGTTCGCCTAAGTATTGCATCAGCTAAATCAATCTGTCGTGGTTGCCAGCACATTACTGAGTGTGCTGAGTGGGGTATTCGTAAAGAACGCCACGGTATCTGGGGTGGACTCACCGATGGTGATAGACGAAAGATACGCAAGGCTAGACAAATAAATCTGGAAGAGGAGAAGAGTGCTTAAACTTTCCCGCGCTTGGAGTGGAGTGACCACAAATGCCACGCCACTACCTGATGTGTGGAAGAATTTAGTTAAGCAATCTATCAAACTTCGTCGCGGTCAAGTATGTATGGTAGCTGCAGCACCTAACGCTGGTAAGTCGATGTTCGCATTGATCTATGCAATCAAAGCAAAGGTGCCTACGCTTTTCTTCTCTGCTGATACTGACACCGCAACAGTTATGATTCGTGCTGCTGCACACCTATCGGGCCACAGTCAAGTTACTGTGGAACACAACATAGAGAAGCGACAAAATTACTACGTACCACAGTTGGCTGAGACAGCACACATTCAATGGGTCTTTGACTCTAGTCCATCTCTTGATGATATTGAGATGGAAGTAAAGGCTTATGTTGAACTCTATGGAATAGCTCCAGAGCTAATCATCATAGATAACCTAATGAATGTGGCTGCTGAGACAGACAATGAATGGGCAGGGCTACGTGCAATTATGATGGAGTTGCACGATATGGCACGTAAGACAGAGGCTTGCGTCTTAGTACTCCATCACGTATCAGAACAGTCAGAGTACGGTTCTCCTATGATGCCACCACCTAGACGTGCAATTCACGGTAAGGTCAATCAGCTTCCTAGTCTGATCCTTACTCTGGGTTATGATCCGTCACAAGGATTACTACGAGTAGCATCAGTTAAGAATCGCTTTGGTCCACACTATGCCGATGCTTCACAATGGGCATCGTTGTTTGTAGACTTTGCATCTTGTCAAATAGGCGATGATGATGCACAAGGTAGGGCATACCTTCGTAGTGCGGGAGAGGTAAGTACATATGGCCAACTCTAATGGACGTAAGGGATCAAAGTTTGAGACCGATGTTCTCAAGTGGCTACGACAAATGGGAGTTCTTGCTGAACGCTTGACGAAAGCTGGCAGTAAGGATGAAGGGGATATGGTTGCGATTATTGCGGGGAAAACCTATATCCTTGAACTCAAGAACAGGGCAACACTTTCCTTGCCTGAGTTCTGGAGAGAAGCAGAAGTTGAGGCGCTTAACTACGCCAATGCACGTGGTCTTGGGGAAGTTCCATTGCATTATGTTGTAGTTAAGCGTCGCAATTCTGGAATAGAAAATGCTTGGGTAATACAAACACTAGATCAATGGACAAAGGAGAAGCAATGAACGAAACAACTTATACATATAATGAACCACCACATTTTTCAAAGGGTTGTAATTGTGGTCTTACAATTATAGGTAGTTCAGAAAAAGGTTTACAATCTTTAATCAAACGACACAAAGAAAAAGGATCTATTCATTTAGAATGGGAAAAGGAGAACCAATAATGCCAGTACCAGGTGGAGAAATAACAACAACAGAGATACTCGTACCAGAAGTTGTACCAGTAGTAGAAGAAGCAGAAGATGATTTGCCAGAACTGTCATAAGGCAGGAGAACAGAATACAGCAGCAAGATATGCAACTGCTCATTGGTGGCACAATCACTGCGATGATAAGGGGTGTGTATGCCAGCACAAGACTGGTCCAGGACACGTAAAGCGAGCAGGAGTAAGGGTAGAGTTAGTGCAGACTCAATCCCCGTAGGGGCAATCGTTGCTCACTATGGTGGTGAGGTAAGAGAAGGTAGATCAGCTTCCGTACGCTGTTGTATTCACAAGGACAGTAGACGTAGTGCTGTTATGAATACGTACGAGAACCTGTACTACTGTCATACCTGCGGTAAGGGTGGCAGTTCAGTAGATATTGTTATGGAACTAGAGAACTTGGAGTTCAAGGATGCCCTCAATCGCGCAATCGAAATCGTTGCTGGAAGCGGCCAATCATTACAGTCAGAGAATAAACGAGGAAGCTCTAAACTATCTAGAAGAACGTGGAATATCTGATGCTACTGCCCAGCAGTATTCGTTGGGTGTAGTAACAGATCCTATCAATGGTCACGAGATGCATAGAGGGTGGCTATCTATCCCTTACATAACAGCTACTGGTTTGTGTGTTGGCTATAAGTTCAGACGATTAGATGAAGGCAAGCCTAAGTATGGATCTCCATTGGGACAGAAGGCACACCTGTATAACGTTAGTGATATAACTATTGACTCGTCATACATAGCAGTATGCGAAGGTGAACTAGATACGGTGATCTTGTCAGGTGTTGTTGGAATACCAGCAGTAGGTGTACCTGGGGTACAGGCTTGGAAGCCACACTTTAGTAAGTTGTTTGCAGGTTATGACAGGGTGTTTGTCATTGGAGATAACGACATTAAAGAAGATGGCACTAACCCAGGAGCTGAGTTCTCCAAGCGTGTCGCACAGGAGATACCAAACAGTACAATAGTAACATTGCCTCCATCAATGGATGTCAATGACTTCTATCTGGCCAATGGTGCAGATGCAACGAAGGCTTTGCTACTAGGTGAGAAGGATGAGTAGAGACGAATGGCTACAAATGGTACAGATTTTGCAGCATATGGGCTTCCAGATCCTGGAGATCAATATGGAAACCGAGACTATACTCCTTCGGCCTACGCCGACAAGATAGATGCTGCTTTCATCGCTGATGTCTGGCGTATTATGGATCAAGCTGGCAACCTATTGGTGCGTAAGCATCACGACTACGGCCCAAAGAACATTGCTCACTCACCAGGTGGACCACTTAATGGTCTGCGTGTACGTATGTGGGATAAGATAGCTCGCATCAATAACCTTCTTGACTCTGGCGTTAAGCCAAGCAATGAGTCCTTGCGTGATTCATTCTTAGATCTATTGAACTACTCAGCTATTGCAATGATGGTACTCGATGGCGTATGGCCTGAAGTGCAGGACAATGACTGAGCTACACAAATCTATCTACGACATAGCACCTAGTGTTGCTAGTGCAATAGCCCGTCGCTTTCGTGGCTATGTAGAACGAGATGATGTACTACAAGAGTGCCTTGCTTGGGCGCTAACACGTGGCAGGCAGTTCGATGAGATGCTTAATGAACCTAACCCAGTCCAACGTGTTATCAATGAGAAGCGTATTGCTTGGCAGATGAAGCGTACTGCTGAGCGTTATGCTCGCAAGGAGAAGGCGGCCAAGTCTGGCTATCGCACAGGTGATGAAGCCTTCTACGATACAGCTATGATTGCACAGGTTCTACCTCACGTGATTGCATCCATTGTAGATAACACGGTACTAGAACAAGCACAGAATATTATTAATGATGGTTCACCTAAGAAGCCTAGTGTCCCAGCA